ATTAGTTGCTGTATAGTCCTGACCCCTAACAAGGGTAGAACCATTCAAAACCACCAGTTCAGCACCAGCAGTATAAGCAAGAGTTGCACCATTAGCATCATTACCAGAAATAGTAGTCTCGCCACCAGAAGCCACGAAACGGAAACGTTGGAACTGTTGTGAACCTGTGGTTACATCAGCGTCAGAATCAACCCAAATATCGCCTGTAGAGGGGCTTGTAGGGGCACTTGCTTGGTATTTGATTGGGGATGCTGGGATGGTTGGTCCTGTTTCTTGCCAGGCTGTTCCGTTCCAAACGTATATTGGTACTGCTGCCATTATTCTGCCACCCATTCTTCTGCTTCGTTGCCTTCAGCAACCCATTCAAGATATTTTTTATAGTCTGTGTTTGCTTCATCCATAGGAATAAAAGCACTATCAGAATCACGTCTGACATTAACGTTATTACTTAAACTTGATGTAACTAATTTATACATATTTTATAACTCCGAATCCGATACATAATGCCAAAAGAAACCATTTTTATTAGTTCCAGTCTCATATATTCTAAATCCACTTTGAGATGCCTCATCTACTGTTGCTGTTCTATTAGTTGTAGCTGTATCATAAACAGTTACTGTTGGGGTTCCTCGTTTAGTAACTTTAAAAGATGCTGTTTGAATACAATAACCAGTTGTATTTGTTCCATTAGCAGCACCAACAATTCCTAAAGAAGTACTGGTGCCTGGGTTAACTCCTTGGTTATATGTTTTTTCATAATATCTTTGACATTCCAACAACTCATCTTCAACAGATTTAAACTCAAAAGGTGTAGCAGTAGGACCAACCTCAAGTTGAACACCAGTAATTTGCCAATAGTTGTTAGTTGCTGCACCTACGTTAACTTGACCAACACCAACATTTGCTTGAGTATAAGATTGCCAAGAAGAAGCAAGAGTTCCAGAAGTCCAACCAGAACCAAAACCTAAACCAAATCTTAAATACAATGATGCGTTATTATCATTATCAAAAGCACCAGTAGTATCTGCTGCAAAAGTAACAGTTTTATATTCCCAAGTACCTGAAGCACTTACAGTATATTGTGCAGCAATTGCTCTTGCATTATCACCATCATAAATCCAAACAGTATAAGTACCAGTAACATTAGATTTAATCCAAAAAGAAAGAGTTAACTGTTCTGCTGCTGCTGTACCTTTTTTAACTTGTTGAAGGTTTTGACCTTCTAAGATTTGTGTAATTTCTAAACTGTCATTTGTAGCAGGAGAAGCATCAGCAGTAGTGCAAAGCATCTTTAATGATTTGCGAAAACCTGAACCTGTTGGTGCATCGTTCTCTACAGATTGTGTCCAAGTTCCTAAAGTTGTAGCATAAACAGTCCATCTATCTGCTGTGTTATAACTAGAAGTAGTAATAGAAACAACAGAAGTTGCACGTTGGGCAATCTGCATATCACCATTAATAACAAGATTCCTGTGAGCAAACTGGTTCAATGCCTTAGTCTGATAACCAGAAAGGTTAGTAACCTCAGAAGCCAACGGAACCCAGTCGGTTCCAGAATACACGTACGCTTGCTTAGCCATATTATTTATCCAATCGCATATCTAACAATTACAACACCAGAACCACCAGTGCCGCCAGTGCCACGAGAACCTCCACCGCCACCACCAGTATTAGCAGTACCATTTTGACCAGTACCAAAAACACCGTTACCGCCACCGCCAAGACCACCAGCACCGTTTGATGCACTACTGTTTCCAGCACCACCACCACCACCTGCGTAGTAGGTTGATGTACCGTTAATAGAAGAAGTTAAACCAATACCACCTTGCGAACCATTATCTGGGCTTACAGCACCACTTTGACCAGTAGCACCTGCACCTCCACCACCACCACCGTTACCACCAGCAGCAGCAGAACCTAAACCACCATCAGAACCTTGACCTACAGTTCCAGTACCGCCAGCCTTATTACCGCCTTGACCACCGTTACCGCCACCACCACCAGAACCACCATTACCACCAACTAAACCAATTTGACCAGAAACTCCACCACCTCCGCCACCACCTAATGCAGTTGCGTAAGTACTAAATGCTGAGTTTTGTCCAGTAGAACCAGTTGTTCCACCTGAACCACCAGCACCACCGTTACCAACAGTTATAGTTAAACTTCCTGGAGCAATATAGTTTGAGCCAGTTAATAAACCACCAGCGCCACCGCCTCCACCACCACCAGTAGGACCAGAGTAACCTCCACCGCCACCGCCGCCAGCAACAACAAGGTATTCAATAGTTCCACCAGTAGTTACAGTAAGTGTGCCATTAGCAGTAAATGTGTGATACCTATAAGTAATGTTATTGCTTGTGTAAGTGCCTGTAGCGTTACCACCACTTGCGGCAGCATAACCTGGATAGTTTGTATTAGCATTTAAGAATAAACTATTTCCAGTATTTGCTGTTGATATTCTAGAAATAGCCATTACGCAATCTCCACTCCGAAGATACTAACAGAAAAGTTAGCACTAGAAACATAAACAGTTACAACATCTGTTGTTGCCAAAGTTATACCAAGAGTTAAGTTAACTGAGTCATTTGCTGGAATAGCAACATCATAAGCAATATAATGTTGATTAGCCAAAGTTGCACCTGCTGGTCTAACAGCAATACGGTAAGTTGCAGCAGATGCTGCACGGTTACATATTGACATTGTTGAAATAGTTGCAGACTTTCCTGCCCCAACAGTATAAACATCTGTGTTGGTTGTTGCTGATGGTGCTGATTGACCTAGCACCTTATATGTGATTGCCATTGTTTTTCCTTATGCTCCCATCAATACGAATGGATGAATAGATTCTTGGTAAATATTTGTTTTTTGAACAAAATCGTTAGTATTTAATTGTGATGCTGTCGCATCAGAATCAACCCACAATTCACCAACTGCTGTGGCAGTAGGTGCTGAAGGTTGATAGTAAGTTGCTGAACCACTAGAAACAGTATCCCAAGAAGTAGCAGTACCATCAGTAGTTAAATACTTACCTGACTGACCTGACTGGCTTGGAACCAACAAAGTAGTATCAGAAGTTTTAACCAAGGTTGCAGAACTTGGAATAGTAGTATTGTTAATAGTTCCAGCAGTAGTGTTACCACTTAAAGTAGGAGTAACAATAGTTGGGGATTGGTCAACAACGAACTTTGTACCAGTACCAGTCTGTGAAGCAATAGAGGTTGCTGGACCAACAGAGGTGATAACACCAGTTAGATTACTTGGTGCAATTGCTGCAGTATCAACATAGTTTTTAGTTGCAGCATCTTGTGCGTTAGTAGGGTCTCCCATACCAGTAATCTTGTTAGTACCCATAGCAAGGGCACCAGTCATAGTGTCACCAGAAACGTTCACATATGTTGAAGCCAAACTTACGTTACCTGTTTGACCATCAACAGAAGTAACAGCATCAGTAGGTGTTAACAGTTCCTGCCAGTTACCAAGAGTAGTTGCAGGTTCTGCTGTAAGAATAAAAGTTTTACTTACATCAGTACGAACAGCAACATCACCAGTATCTGCTGCTAAAGCAAGCATTGCTGCTTGTGAAGCAACCACGAAAGTGTGGCTAATAGCAACATCTGGAAGTTGTGAAGAAGGAACCTTACCTGAAGAATCAAGTGAAGCAATACCACTAACAGCACCAATTTTGCTATCAATATAAGTTTTATTAACAGCATCATTATTAGATGTTGGTGTGGCAAGGTTAGTAATCTTTTGAGAGTTTAATGAAACAGAACCAGTAGGTGCAGTCATTTGGTCTAAACGATTAGTACGAACCTGTGTATCAAAATCTGAAATAGTAGAAGCAGTCTGTGTACCAGTGTGGTTAGCACGAGCAAGAGGGTCAGTTGCTAACTTGCTGTTGGCAATAGAACCAGCCAACATTGTGTTAGTAACAGTACCAGTATCTGCAGCAGTAATCGCTGTACCAGAAATCTTAGTCTTATCAATCGCGGCAGAAGCATTAATGTCAGCGTTAACAATCACACCAGTAGCAATAGATGTGTTTAATGTGACGTTACCTGAACCATTAAAGGAAACAGAACTTGCTTCAACATCACCAGTGATTTGGAAATCTCTAGCAGTAGCAAGAGTAGTAGCAGTGGAAGCATTACCAGTAACGTTACCTGTTAATGAAGCAGTGATTGTTCCAGCACTAAAGTTACCTGAAGAATCACGAGAAACAATTGCTGAACCAGAGTTACTTGAAGTAGCAGTAGTAGCAGAGTTCTGAACCTTGTTTGCTGTAGAAATTGTTCCAAGTTTAGTATCAGCAATCGCTGCAGCAGAAGCAATGTTAGCATTAGCAATATCACTAATAGTATTACTTGAAGCACTAATAGTTTTGTTAGTTAAAGTTTGTGTGTTAGTTGTACCAACCACAGCACCAGTAGCACCGTGAGCAGCAGTAGCCTCAATGTGGGCTGCAGCATTACGCATATCCTCACCGATAGCCATATGGCGAACCTTGGCACCAGAAGTATGAGTCTTAGCAGTTGAACCATCATAACCACGAACAACAGTGAGAGTGTTAGAAGCAACAGCAGTTACCCTAACAATTTCTTCACTTGATGTTTCAGGGTCAAGAACAACAATGAAGTCATCAGTAGTGTTGATGGATGCTGCGTTGATACCACCGAGAAGATTAGTTGCGTTAACAACTGTAATACTTGTTGCAGATGTGGTTAAAGAACCAACAACTTCTGTTTCGAGTGAAACGCTAGAATAAACGTTGCTGATACAAAGCCAACAAATATCTTGCAGTATTTGTACCAGAACCAAAAGGACGAGTCTGGTCGTTTTGGTCTGCTTCAGGTGAAGTAAATGTTAAACGACCTGGGTCTAAGAAAGATGCCATACGATAGGCTGCACCGTAAATAATTAAATCACGACTTGTTTCCTCAAGACCTGTAACAGTTGTGAACACATCATTAGCATTTGATAATGGTGTAGGTGTTTTAGAATAAACAACATTTATAGTACGACCAGGAACAATTGGTTCATAAATACTGATAGCGTTACTTGTTGCGTACTCACCTGTATTAGCAGTTGGGTCGTGTCTCCAACGTCTAATTGGCAACCATTCGTTACTTGGTCCAATGGTATCCCAAGAAACTGCTAACACTGTTTCTGCTTCAACAGGTAATGAGTATGTTGTTACAGAAGGATTGAATGTAAAAGTTGTGGATGCTTTACCGTAAACTCCTGGGTAAACTGCACGGATAGTATCGTTGATAGCACGCTTAACAGAAATCTTTGGAAAACTTGGAGCAAAAGTAACTTTACTATTTAAAGCGTGTGATGCTGCAGTGGTACCACGATACCCTCTACCAAAAGGTGAAATAACAGCAGAACGGTCAGAACGGTCAACAGAATCAATGTGAATAAGTTCATCATCAATCTCAACAATACCTTTACCAATATTGTCACCTGATGCTAAAGCAATAGTTAAATCATCTGAATCAACGGTCTTGACGAAGGGTAAAACCTTCAAGGTTAATTAAAACCTCTTCAACCATATCGTTAAACGTTGTCATCCTGTTTTTGCATCCATTCCAAGTTATCTATTAATCTTTGTTCTTTAGGATTGTTTTGTATTGCCATCACTGCGTAATCAATTGCTTCTTTCTTTTTACCAAGATGCCATCCTGAGATGGCTAACAAATCAAAACATTTCCAATTCCAAACATCATCATTAATAAGATAATGTTTCTCTTTAGTAAGTGTCTCAACCTTAATTGCTGAGTCCCAACATCCCTGCCAGTTCTTAACATCATAATTAAATTGTGCTAAAGAATACCAAGCCTCAAGTTGGTCAGGTGCCTCTTTCACACCTTTAACAAACCAGTCCCTTGCCATCTCTTTATTCTTAAGATTTACAAACGCTTCACCAGCAGCCCTACAAGACGCTGCACGTTCTATATACCAGCCACCTGCTTTAAGCATCTCTTCAGCAGACTCAATAGTTTCTCTCCACTTATTGTGAAAGAAATACTCTCTGCAAAGATAAGCCCACATACGAGCATCATTAGGTGCTTCAGCAACAGCCATCTTCAACATAGGAAGATACTGTGCCCTAGACTTATCATCATCAGGTCTATGTGTAACAGTTAAATCAAGAGTAATACTTTTCTCTTCACCACCAAAAAAGTCACCATAATATTCTGTGACCTCGTGGCAAGGTTTAACCCAACGATAACCGTGTCTTGAATGTAAACGATTATTGTTTTGCCATTTGTATCCTGTTTCCCAAGTTAACCAAATACGGTTAACATCAGGAGTCCAGTTCTGTCTTACAACATCAAAGAATCCATCTTGCGGTATCTCATCCAAATCAAGGGAAAGACACATATCAACATCAGTAGGTAACAAAGCAAGAGCAGCATTACGCGCATCATCAAACCTGAACGGTTGAACACTGATTTGATGAACAATAACATTTGGTGCCCCTTGTAATATTTTAACAGTTCTATCTGTTGAACCAGTATCAGCAACTAGTCTAACATCAGCATCTTTGGTTGCTTCCAACCAACGCATAACGTGCTTCTCTTCATTTAAAGCAATTGCATATACTGCTATTTTCATATCGTCCCCAATATGTTTTATTTAGATTTTCTTGCTACAGCAGCATTATCTACTAGGTTTGGGTATTTTCTACCAGCAGCCTTAGCACGAGCCTTGGCACTTTTAATTTGTGCTGGAGTTAATTTCTTAGAAGTTTTCTTAGGGTTCTTTTTATCCCAAAATTGTTTCTTCACCACTTAACCTTATCCGCCCAATAGGCTGCGCTCATCTTACCCTTAGCAATATTCTTTGCGTGACGTGCTTTAAAAGATGCTTGACGTTTAGTAGGTTGTCTGTCCCCAGTAACACCTTGCTGACCAAAACGAATAGTCTTAACTTGTGAACCAACCTTAGCCACAACAACGTGTGATTTAGTTGGGTGGCTAGGGGTTCGTTTTGGTTTGTTATACCCAGAGACTCCAGCCCTTTTAAGGCGAGAATCTTTAATCATTATTTCTTCTTTCTTTTTCTGAAATCTCTTGTACCATAAATTGCAGCAGCAGCACCAACAGGACCAAACGGTGCTGAAAGAACACCAACAACTTTACCTGCAGTACGTGAAGTTTTACTACGGTCAGCCTTCATTTTTGCTGTAACAGTCTTTTTTTGTGCAGGAGTTAAATCAGCAAAACTTTGCCTATTAACAACTTTACCAGCAGCGTTACGTTTAACAACTTTTTTCTTCATTGTTGAAGTTACAGGACCAGACATAACTTTAGACCTCTTAGAACCCATAACACCACCAACAGGAATTGAACTTCCTCTTGTTGTTTTAGCACCAGCAGTAGCCTTTGCTAATCTCTTAGCACCATACATACGTTTGATTGCTTCTTGGTATTCTGGAGTACGGCGAGTCTTTGCAGCAGCAAGAGCCTTAGTCATACCCATCTTTTTAATTTCATCGATAGTTGATTGTTTAACTTTGATAGCCATAGTTACTTCTTAGGTTGCTTAGGTGTTGCTTTTTCAATGCTTGATGGCTTTGGTGCAATTGGCATACCCATTGGGTTATTGCCTTTAGCATTAGCCATAGCGTGTTCTAAGTTAGGATAGTTACATCCACAAGTTGCGCACATTATTTTTTACCCTTTTTCTTTTTCTTAGCCATACCTGCTTCGCTCATAGCGATAGCAATTGCTTGTTTCTTTGACTTAACTTTTTTACTAGACTTACCCATATTGAGTTCGCCCTTTTTGTATTCCTTCATAACTTTTTTAATCTTACCTGGATTTTTACGCACCGTATGCTACTCCTGTTTTGTTTGATATATCTATTGCCCTACGTATATCTTTAGTTTTGGTGCTATCAGGTTGAATACCCTGTGACCTAGCCTGACGATATAACGCAAGTTCATTGTCCCACTTCTTTGCAGACATTGTTAGTCTAGTGGATGCTTCACCAGGATTCAAGTCAACTGTTGAAGCCTTACAACCAAAACATCCTTCAACATATTCAGGATGTGTACGTTCTCTATGTAAACTCATTTTGTCCCTAAAACTTTTTCAATTCTATCAATGGCATCTTTAATAGATGTACCACCATTATTACTTAACTCACCATCTAGTCTGTTAAGTCTTTCCATTACACCTGGAACACGGTCTCTACCTGGACCACCAGGCTCGCCTTCCCAATCTCGGCGAAATCTTTCCAACCATTCCATCATAGAACGAATCCTTTTTGCCGATGGTGCAATCACAAAATATACAGAGGCAATCGCGCTTGCTGTTGCTCCTGCTATTAAAACGTTCTCTATCATCCTTCAAAGTTACTTTCAGTAATGCCGATGCCAGCGTTAATAAGTGCTGTCTTTTGTGCATTGGTAACATTGTGCTCGTGTCCTCCAGCATAATATTCTGTAGCAGAATCAACTTGGTCGGTAGAAGGAACTCTTATTTTATAATATGTGCCACTAATTTTTAATACACTAATTCCACGTTTATGTTTGTAACGATAGAATAGACCATACCCTGCTGGTCCTTCATCAACTGTTGGTGGAAAAAATGTTGGCAATTTGCTCTCCTAATAAGTAAAGCCCCCAGTTGCCCAGGGGCTTTAAATTTGATTTGAATCTAACTTATGAAGCGTTAATGCTTGAAGATGATTCAATTCTGTACAATGCTTCTTCACGATAACGTTTGAAGCCAAGTACACCGTACCAACCAATTGGGCGCAAGCGCATCAATTTGTCAGTTACGTTTCCGATAACTACGTGTGGTTCTTCAGCAACTGCTTCAGCAAGTGCTTGTTGACCAGCAAGAATTGTACGGAACACGCGTGCACTTGAACCACCATCGGTGGCGTTGTACATACGTGGTGATTCGATGAAGTATGCACCTTCAAATGTTCCAATTTCTCCTGCCCAAATTTCGGCATTTGATTGGTATTCGTGAGGCAATCTCCAAGAGGCTGAGCCTGTTTCTGCACGAAGGTCGTGTGAAACTTCTGGGTGGATTGCACACCAGTATAGGCTTCCTTTACGAGCAACTGCTTTACCTGCACGTAGTTTTGCAACTGCGAGACGGATATCGGCTGCTTTCAAGGTGTGTGCGCCAGTAACGTTTGTTGTTGCTGTTGCGCGAGTACCTGAAGCATTGCTTGCGTAGATTACGTTTGTTCCAGCGCGAAGTTCTGTTTGAACAATTTCGTCAATGGAATCTGCCATATTGAACGCAACGATGTTTGCAATCGCTGGGTCAACTTCAGCAAGTGACATTAATTGCAGTTTGCGTGTGGTCAACACTGCGTTACCGTATTCGTTAAGAACTACGGTTACAGCAGTTGGAGCACCAATCGCTACTGAATCTGGGTCAACTTGTTCTGACAAAGCAGTTGTTGCTTTGCTTAGGTCACTGTAGATTTGGAATACTACAGATGAGCCTGGCATTGATTGGCGTGCTGGACGTTTGTCTGCGACTGAACGTAGTAATGGTTGAGAGCGTAAAGCAAACTCAACTAAGCGGTCGTATGCTTTTTGTACGAGACCTGCACCATTGGATGGTGTAAAGGTACCTACGTTATCAGCACTTGAATATTGACCGCCACCAAGACCACCGTTAGTTGCAGCAGAACCACCAGAGAGCGCGGTATATGCATTAGGCATTTCGGTTATTTCCTTAGATAGTAGTTAGTTAGCCTAAATCTCTCCGCCTTGTTGGAAAATCATACTTGTGATTTCTTCAGCAGATTCTGCGTTTTGTAATCTCAAATATAAATCATCCAAGCCAGCAGGAGACTGGGCATTAGCAGTAACAGAATCGATTTGTCTGAGTGTAGCCAAATCTGGCTTCACATCATCGGGCGTCTGTACTGTTAAACCAAAGACATCAGCATTTTCTGCAATCCAGTTATCGATGATTTCTGGACTAGCCTCAATATCTTGAGGAATAAATTTTGCTATCTTTGGACTTACGCCCTTGCTTTCAAGAACTGATTTGATAACGTTTTGACGTTGTTCAGTCTTAATCGAAGATAGTTGTCCTTCCATTTCGGAAAGCATTTTAGATTTAGTTCTCAACTCCTTACGAAGTTGCTTTAATAAATCGCTATCTGATTGTTGACTTTGATTAATATCATCATCGTCATCTTCCCATTCTTGATATGTGTTGCTCATCGCAACGCTCCCATTCTATTTGTGTTAGTCGCAAGCCTCATAATAAATCGGGGAAAATACTATGGCTCTTGCTACCAGTCTTGTTACTCTCGTAGGGGCTGGTCTATCCTACTGAGGGTCTAAATTGCGCCTGCTGTTCGCTGCGCTAATGAAGCAGTTGAAACACCTGCTTGTCCACCGAATGTGGCTCTTTCTCTTTCTTGAAGTTTCTTACGGCGTTGTGATGCTAAACCAAAGAACGCTTCTTGTTCAAGTTCTTTAGCAAGACCAGGTGTTTGGTCACCGTAAATTTCTGAAAGTTTTGTTTGAGAAGGCATCAATGCTCCAGTAGTTTTACCGAACGCTTCTTGTGTAAGTTCTTCTTGTAAACCTGTTGTATCTTGCTTAGAAATCTCTGCAAGTTTTTGTGTAGTTGGCAAAGCCTCAGCAAGGCTAGCATAGGCTTCTCTTGAAACATTACCAATCTGTTCAGTAGACAAACCAGCAGTAGTTAACTGTTTCTCAAGTTGACTAATGTTTTCTTCAGCAACATCAACTTTACTTGCTGCAGCACCTGTACGAATATAGGCTTTACGAAGATTAGTTTCTAACTGGTTAATACCTTCAGGTCCCTGCATCAAAGCAAGAGCAATTTGTGCACGCTGTTTAGTTGCGTCACCAACACCATAAGAACCTAAGTAATTATTTAACTGTGCTTTTAATTCATTTGGTGCGTTATCAATTTTACTAAACACATTATCAACACGAGCCTTTGCTTCATCAATAGAAACAGCACCACCAATTAAAGCATTGTAAGTATTTTGATTAGCAAGTTCACCAAGATTATATTGGTTAAACAAATCACGATAAGTTTGTTCAGCAACAAGATATTGACCAGGAGTATAAGTAGGTAAACCTAATGCTTTGCGACCTTCATTACCAGCAAAGCGTGTCTTATATGCTTCAGTGGTAGGTAGAAGAAGTGATGCTTCCTCAGCACCATATCCTTCTGTCATGAATCTTTTAATCTCAGGAATCAAAGTCGTTAGATTGTTATCTGTAAATTCTTTTTCAAGAATAGCAAAAGCACTACGACGATTTTGTTCTAACGCTGCAGCAGCAGGGTCAGGTA